GGATAGAGCGCCAGCAATAGCTCTTTAGCGACCTTAGATACCTTCTTCTCAATACGCGCTTTCGAGTTGGAATACCGTCTCATCCCTTCACCTCGTTGCGCAGCTGTGCGGCGAACTCACGAACACTTGTTTCGCTTGCGCTGATCCCCATGCCAGAAAGAAGCTCTGCCAGCATTTCAACACCCTGCGCCCTTACTTCGCTCAGGAATGCGTCGGTGGCGGGGGTTTCGGTGTCAGCTTCAAGCCATGCGTTGTAGTGGTAATCAAACATGCCTGTTGGGTGTCCACAGCCGCCATGTGCGTGGGTTTCCATTGCTTCACCACACATGCAGTAGCTGTTGTCGGCATTGTTGATAATCTGGATGAGTTTCTGCATTCGGTTGTTCAGCACCGCATTCTCCGCAGCCAGCTGCTCGCACTGCTTCGTCTTTTCGCGCAGCGCCACAGTAGTGACTTCTATGCGGTCATTCAGCTCGGTGAACTTACGCACCAGATATTGCGCATTGGTTTCGTTAACCAGCAGGTCGCCCGGCACGCATTTGCCGCGCAGGAATCCTTCCATTTCGTAGAGTTTCATTTCTTCGCTCCAAACCAGCGATTCAGATAGCGGTTGTTATTCACAGAGCCGAAGCTGTTGCGTTTCATAAGCTCTTCGCGGCTCGGCATCGGGGGTGAGTTCCTTTTTTCGTATTTCGGCGCGCTTGTTCCGGTCGCGTTTTGTGATGGGTCGTAATAGTCATTCATGAGAGACTCCTTAATCGCTACGAACGTGACCGTAGCGACCAAGGAAGCGGCGCATACGGTTATCTGTTTCTTCAGGGCGGCGTGGGCCGGTGGTGACGAATCCGGGGCGGAAAGATGCGGCGCTGTTTTTGTCCCACAGCAATCTGTCAGCCAGTGCATCAGCCTGGCGGGTCAGGCGAACTTCCTTGCTCTCGGTTTCGTACTGCTTTCCCAGCGTCTCTTGCAGGTGTGCTTTGATGCGCGCCAGCACCTCTTCTTTGGTGCCGGAGCGTTTTGGCGGGCGTGCGTATCCCGCCCCGGGAAGAGGTGACGACATTTGGTTGGCCTTATTGGGTTAAATCAGAAGGGGATTGAATCGTCGAACTGCTCTGAGCCCGAGGTTGTTTGCGACGACTGCTGATGGCCTGACGAAGCGAAGCCAACCCTTGCATTCTGAAGCTCAAGAGTGATGGTTTGCCCGCTGTTTCCCTGGTAAACATCAACCTTAATGCTGTCGCCAGTTAACTCCACGATAGAGCCTTCAACCAACACGCCGCGGTAGTAATCCGCTTGCGGACCCGGCTTGGCAAACACAGCGGCGCTATAGTTCGTCCACTCCTTTTTCTTGGACTGCCTGTCGTAATACTGAACGCCTGCGCGGACATTGAATCCGATGCTTTCGCCTGCCTGAAACTCCCTGGCTGGCTTGTTGAGTTTTACTGTTATTGAGTGCGCCATTACGCTTCTATCCCTTCAAGTTCATCTTTGCGAATGTTGTAAATGTCCTGAGCCTTTTGCTGCTCAGGCGTACCTTCCAGCATCTTCCACGCCTTAGCGAAAGCGCCCTTAAGCTCTGCGACGCTATTTTTTGCAGATGCGGCCTCAGTAAACGCTTTTAGAACCTGCTCTGGCGAAGCTGGCTGTTTAGCTGGAGCGTTGCTTACCTGCCTGGCTTGCTGCTGTTTATGCTCGTCAGTATCCGCATCCTTTGCGTCATCGATGCCAAACAGCCCGTTCAGGCAGTACTTGCGAGCATATGAGCTTGTCGCACCGGTAACCTGCGCTGCGTCCATTCCTTTTTTGCTTTCCTCCTCGCGGGCCATTGCAGTGGCGGTGTGGCTGCTCTCGCCATCAGTAATGGTTGCCACGGCCTTCACATAATGGCGGTCACCAATCAGCACAATCTCATCGCTGATTGACAGGAACAGTCCATCCAGAAGCGGCTTAACACCTTCCAGAATGTCCTCGCAGCTGCGATATTTGTATTTGCCGAATGAGTTGTACTGGTTTTTCGGCGCGTTAAGGTGGGCCTGTATTTTTGCCAGACGTGCATAAAACTCTTTGCTCATATAAACCTCAGAACGGCGCAGGGCCGAGTAATTCACGAACGTTCATGCGCTCAAGTTGTGCCGCGAGCAGCGCAAGTTTTTTCTCCCTGCGGTCGCCAGCGCGACGGTATTCGAGCGCCATCTTGATATATGCTTCACGCCATATCTTGCTGATCGCAATCGTCGACGCGAGACGGGGAGGATTTGTTGTCATGTTCGGATTCCTGCTCTGAGTAATTTTCTAAAATGTCATGGACAAGCCGATAGAACTGCTCATCCGTCATGTCGCGAGGGTTGAGGTGCTTCATTGCGTCCTCCGGTACCATGGCATGCTCACTGCCTGCTTCATCTGCTGATTGGCCTGCAGCCACATCCCGGCATCACCGAGGAAGCGCGCGATAACCGCTTTGCTCTGAGCTGCCCGCAAAGCGTTGTGATTTACATGTGGCATAACGCCTCCAGTTGTTTGCGAGCCGCACGGATAAGGCGGCGAAAGCGTTTGGATAATTCGGATTCGGTCGGGTAATAGGCGGACATGATGCCGCCACCCGATAGCGATAATTGCATCATGGTGGGATTCCTTACGGTTAATTGGCATAGCGAAAACGCCTCGAATGAAGCGCTGTTGATATGCGAGCCGCCTAAACGGCTCTGAGTTTTTTCACGTAATTCATGCAGTAAGTGGGGGAGCAATCTTTCCAGCTATTCTTGTGCTGCATGCGTTGGCTTGGCGGGTAGTAAGCAACTGTTCCCTGTGGCGTCCTGAATATCAGCGTGTTGTTCCCTTCCTCAAATTCCACTTCATTTCTCCTGAAGAATGCCGCTATTCGCTCATGCGCTGAGTCGCGGGCTTTCTTTCTTCGTTCTTTCAATTCTGGTTTCAGGTCCCGCCAGAATTCACCCATATCACCCATACTTCCTCCAGGCGAAAAAAAGCCCTCCGGAGAGGGCGAACAGACAACAAGGGTTATTTCTCCAATAACCAGAACAGGTCTTCGTCTCCTGTCTTGGTTATGATGCGGATTGCATCAGATAACCGACCTGTCGGATCGGCTATCGGCTGCTATTCAGCCACCGGCACTTTGCGCCATCCCTTCATGAACACGATTAGGCCTTTCTTCCTGAGAGCCTGTAGACGCCTATCCAGTACTCTTGCTGGCTCTCTCTTAGGCCCGGTCATGATGACGCAAGCCTTATAAAGCTCTCCGTCATAGATTTCCCAAAACTGCTTAGCATTGTCTCCGATGCTATCCAGTATCATCCGATCAATATCTGTGTATTTATCCATTCACTACTCCTATTCAGATGTCGGCTATCGGCTGCTATTCAGCGGGCGGGGCAGGTAGTGGCATCCAGTGTGAAAACATATCTGCAAAATAAGACTGGTCTTCAAAATCAGTCCAACGGGTGGAGACGTCATCCCAGCATAAAACCTGCTGATTTGCCCACTTAGCAAACACCAGAACCCACTGCTGAGAAAATGGCATCCGCTCGCTACATTTAATCCATTCGCTCATATCTCACCTCAGATAAGTGGCTTGCTGCCAAAAAGAAAGGCCGACTATGCGGCATTATTCATCGTAACTCAGCCCTTTGCTTTCATATTCGTCGCCATAATCAGCGAGCTTCTCTTCAATCAACTTCCGTAACGCAGCCTTACCGTGACGCATAACACCGAAGTGAATGACGTTTCTGATTAATGCATCAGCATTGTTTTCACCCGCAAGATTTTCCTTAGGGATGTTAATCGTTGAACTTCCAACAATGGTGTCAATCTTCAATGTGCATTTACCTGAAAGCTGAACTTGCTTGGCCATGTCTCACCTCAAATTAATGGAATCGATTTACCGCGCATTTTCTGGTGCGCGTTCATCAAGTGGGTAGGGTGGTTAACCGGCTTGCGGTTGGCCGGGTTACGCTTGCGTTCGGTTACTTCCGGCTTCTTATCGCGGAGAGCTACGAGCGAAGTGGCTCGGTCTGCTCTGACGCAACCAGAGAGCTTCTGTTCGATTCGGCGAGCAAGAGAAGCGTCTTGCTGTGCCTGTTCAATCTTGGCGGCCCGGCGCGCTTTATAGCGGCTCTTGGCAGTGCCTTTTGCTTCTTTCCAGATGATGGTTGCCATGCTGACCTCCGGTTAAGTGGTTTAGGTACATGGCGCGCCAGATGCTTATCTTCTGGTTGCTTCTGTGAGCTGCAATTCGCGCCATCTCCAAAACCACCTGGGTTCTGGTCTCAACGGTTAGGTTGAGAGTTCATCGATGTTAAAGAGCCAGCCACTCAGTTCCTTGTTGCGTCTCAGCGTCCTGCTGATGGAAATGATAGTCACATATTGTGATTTAATGGTCAATCACAAAATGTGTAAAAATTTAAAGAGACACGATATGTGTATGATTTTTTTGTGTAAATAGTTTAGAGGGTTGGATTTCATTCCATAATCCCGCGCATGGTGTAGTGTGATATGCTGGATCGATTGAAAAGTAAGCGGTGGAGGTTATATGGATGACGAAAAGGCGGGTTTAATTCTGAATGCGATAGGACTTGCCGTGGTTGATTTGGTCGCGGCTCAGGTGCCTATAACCAAAGATAACCTTGTGGAAAGGTTGGAGCACAACAGGAGGGTGACCGGGAATGTTATAGGAAAGGGAGCTAACAGGGATGCTGCGGAACTGGTGAGGAAAGGGCAATAAAAACCCGGCGCGGTGGCCGGGTTATTCTTGTTCTCTGGTCAAATTATATAGTTGGAAAACAAGGATGCATATATGAATGAACGATGCAGAGGCAATGCCGATGGCGATAGTGGGTATCATGTAGCCGCTTATGCTGGAAAGAAGCAATAACCCGCAGAAAAACAAAGCTCCAAGCTCAACAAAACTAAGGGCATAGACAATAACTACCGATGTCATATACCCATACTCTCTAATCTTGGCCAGTCGGCGCGTTCTGCTTCCGATTAGAAACGTCAAGGCAGCAATCAGGATTGCAATCATGGTTCCTGCATATGATGACAATGCCGCCCCAAGACCATCTCTATGAGCTGAAAAAGAAACACCAGGAATGTAGTGGCGGAAAAGGAGATAGCAAATGCTTACGATAACGTAAGGAATTATTACTATGTAAACACCAGGCATGATTCTGTTCCGCATAATTACTCCTGATAATTAATCCTTAACTTTGCCCACCTGCCTTTTAAAACATTCCAGTATATCACTTTTCATTCTTGCGTAGCAATATGCCATCTCTTCAGCTATCTCAGCATTGGTGACCTTGTTCAGAGGCGCTGAGAGATGGCCTTTTTCTGATAAATAATGTTCTGTTAAAATATCTCCGGCCTCATCTTTTGCCCGCAGGCTAATGTCTGAAAATTGAGGTGACGGGTTAGAAATAATATCCTTGGCAACCTTTTTTATATCCCTTTTAAATTTTGGCTTAATGACTATATCCAATGAGTCAAAAAGCTCCCCTTCAATATCTGTTGCCCCTAAGACCTTTAATATATCGCCAAATACAGGTAGCTTGGCTTCTACCTTCACCGTTGTTCGGCCGATGAAATGCATATGCATAACATCGTCTTTGGTGGTTCCCCTCATCAGTGGCTCTATCTGAACGCGCTCTCCACTACTTAATGACATTCCTTTCCCGATTAAAAAATCTGTCAGATCGGATGTGGTCGGCCCGAAAACAGTTCTGGCAAAACCAATGGTGTCGCCTTCAACAAACAAAAAAGATGGGAATCCCAATGATTCGTCATCTGCGAGGCTGTTCTTAATATCTTCAACTGAAGCTTTAGAGCGATTTATCTTCTGAACCAGGCTCTTGTCATTTGTTTTGGTAAAGAGAAAAGTTTTTCCATCGATTTTATGAATATACAAATAATTGGAGCCAACCTGCAGGTGATGATTATCAGCCAGCAGAGAATTAAGGAAAACAGACAGGTTTATTGAGCACTTATCTTTCCCTTTATTTTTGCTGCGGTAAGTCGCATAAAAACCATTCTTCATAATTCAATCCATTTACTATGTTATGTTCTGAGGGGAGTGAAAATTCCCCTAATTCGATGAAGATTCTTGCTCAATTGTTATCAGCTATGCGCCGACCAGAACACCTTGCCGATCAGCCAAACGTCTCTTCAGGCCACTGCGCCTTAACTACCTTGCCTATGATGCGGCATGTGTGATCGCAATCGAGAACTCTGTACGCAGGGTTTAACGGAACGAGATAACTGACACCTGCATCTTTCTCGTACTTCTTGAACGTTGCCTCTGAATCACCATTTGCAGAAGCCACGCAGAAATCCCCAGACTCCACCGGCATGGCCGGATCGACGAGTATCAGCATACCTTCAGGAAAGCTCGGCCTTACGCCCTGCGGGGCAGTCATAGAATGGCCTTTCACTTCAAGCCAGAAAGCTTTTTCGCTGGCTTTTGTGGTCGTTGGGACCCATGCCTTTGCATCGCTGGCTGTGTAGCTTCCCACCTCCGAAAACGGTCCAGCTTGCACTGAAGAAAATAACGGGTACTCATATTGGCGAAATACAGCGTCGGAATCTTCGCCAAACATTATTTTTGCCGGAGATACGCCGAGTGCCGCCCCAAGAACCAGCGCATCATCTGCACTAACCTTTCTTGTTCCTAATTCATAGTTTCCCAGGCGTGAAGGCGCAGCCCAGCCGCAAAGCTTGGCCAATTGAGCCTGGCTAAGTCCTTTAGCTTCTCTAAGGGACTTGATCCTTTCCCCGATAATTTCATGCATCGTTTTCATCCCTTAAATGTAACACGCAACGTGATTGAACTCTGTACACGAATTGAGGTTGACTGTTAATCACAAATTGTGTGTAATGGAGGTGTGATTAATGCTAGGGAGACCGCAATGAACAAAATTGCCCAGCAGCGAAAAAAAATCGGAGTTTCGCAAGCTGTACTAGCTTCGGCAATTGGTTGGGGGCAATCCCGCATCGCCAACTATGAGCTGAATATCCGTACTCCTGGCCTTAACGATTGCCGAATGATCGTCGAAGGCCTCAGGAAGTTAGGGTGCCAATGTTCTTTGGATGATGTTTTCCCTCCATCCAGTAACAAAGCCGCCTAAGCAGTACCCGCTCTTTAACAGTTCTGGCCGCTCACCTCTAACCGGGTAAGCAAAAACCAAGTGGCAGACCCCACGGTCTGCGCACGTATCTATCTAAACCACAAAGGAAGATTAATTGATGGAACACGCAAATAAACGCAACGAGGCGTTACGCATTGAGAGCGCCCTGCTTAACAAGATCGCAATGATTGGCACAGAAAAAACAGCCGCAGCTGTCGGTGTTGATAAGGCGCAAATCAGTCGGTGGAAACGCGACTGGATACCGAAATTCTCGATGTTACTTGCAGTGCTGGAATGGGGAGTCGTGGATGACGAGATGGCCCGGCTTGCTGAGCAGGTAGCGAAGATACTCAAAAATGAAAAGCCCCAAACGAGCTGCAACTCGTTTAGGGCCTGAGCAACTGTGTTACGCCAACAAC